CATTTGTCCTCGTAGCCCTCAAACTGCCCACCGTAGCCAATAAATGGCGCTTTGGGGGCCAGCGCCAGCATCTCGGCCTCTTGGCTAACCCAATAGTTGTACATGCGCTGGGCATCTTTGGCGTTACGCACCAAGCCAGACACGTACAAACGGCCATCGACCTCGAATTCGTTGCCGACAACACGGATCACTGGAATCCATTTGCCCGCCCACTCTTTCTCTTCAAGAATTTCGTAGCCGTTGATCTTGCAGTACTTAACCCGTGGGCGCTCAGATATGCGGCTGTTTTTGGGCTTGCCATAAACAGCCTTCAGGTCTTTGTCCTCGCGTGTGCCCTCAAAGGCCGTCACGTTGCCGGGGTACAAGTTCAGCGTTGCCTTGTCGTAATCGACGTAATAGTAGCCCGCAATACGCACCGTATCCTCGTTCAGCCAGTTGCTGATTGACTGGTCGCCCACACCCAGCGACTGCAAGGTGGAAATAGGGGCTGCGTCGGGGTATTGACGCTCGTATTCGGCCTTGGTGATGTCTTCGGTGATAAAACACCACTTGGCGTCTGCGCCAGTGGGGTCTTGGATCAGCGGGTCCATGTAGACCGAAAAGGAATTACGCACGCGCCCGATTTTGATGTCCTGATCAAAGGTGTTGTCGTCGCAATACTCGGTCATCAGGGTGATGTACCCCTCGCCGTAAGACACTTGGTTCTCGCAGGCGGTGTCGTAGGCCACGTCAGCGTCCGAGATGTACTCGATGTGGCGGATCATGCCGTTGAAAATGTTTGCCACTTCCACATCGGCGTTGTCATCCACGGGGATGACTTTCGCACCGGGACGGTTTTGCCGCATGTCATTGGTGACTTGACGGACGTGCTGTGGTAGTTTGTTGATGGTCAGGCAGGGGCGGGCGTTGATGGTCTGACCCTGCACCGCGCCACGGGTAGCCAGCACATCGGCAGGCCACTGCCAGTGGTTATCGGGCGATCCAGCATAGAAGCGCAGGTCGTCAATCTCGTCTTCACGACTTTCGGCAAGGGCTGAAATGGCCGTGTCCAAACGAGCACGGGCGACAGTCAGAATGTCGGAGTCAGATTTCGGGGGTTTGCCACCAGCAGCTACGTTAGCTGCTGCGACCATGCCAGTTGGGTCAGCCATTCAGGACTCCTAATACGTGAGGTTCGCGCATTACGACGTATTCTTTGCCACCATGCGCGAATTCTTGCCCTACGCCGAAGTATAGGTGATCGCCAACTTTCAGTTCTTTGCAGTCAGGGCCAGCAGCCACAACTATACCCGTTTCCTGCTTTTCTGTCGAAAGTAGTTCAAGAAACGCATGTTTCTCAACGTCACGCTCGATGATGAGGCAGTTCTGCATTGCTCTTAGTGTCATGATCCCATCCATCCAGTTGATGCCATGCCGCGATCTGCGCTGATTGTGCGCGTTACGCTGCGGGAATTGTACTCGCGTGATGCCACGGGGTACGCAAACGTCACTGCAATGGCGTCAGCGGCATCCGGCGAAGCAACTCCACGGGCTTTCATCTCTTTCTTGCCCTCCAAAAAGATGGTGCCAGCCGAGTTGGGCTTCTTCATCGGGCCGGTCAGGTCGCTTTTAAGCAACCGGTCCTGCGGCAAACTGGCGGTTTTCACCCAGTCGCGCATGGCTCCCCAAATCTCAGCCCGCTTGTTACCCCACATCACGGGGTTCTTGGCCTTCCAGCCAAAGTTGACCCCGCGCACTTTGTATCGCTGTTCGTTTAGTCTGTCAAGAATACCGTACCCGAGGCCACCCTCGTCAATCACGGTCAACGCTGGCCGGTACTCCTCGATGGCGTCGATGACGTGACCTACCACGCTCATAGTGTCTTCGCCTTTGAATCGTTTGATCGCCACAATGTCACGGCCTTGGCGCACGGCGATCACGGTGCTGTCCATGCCGCCACGGGCCGGGTCAACGCCGATCACGATGGGTGCAGTCATGTCCTTGTGCAACGGTCGTTTCATGGCGTCATCCACAGTGTGCGGTGCGATGAACTGGTCTTGCCCGGACTTGGGGAAGTCCCCGTAGACCTCGACACGGGCCTCGTCCGAGTCCTCACCGTACTCGTTGATGATCTGCTGATAGATAGACTTGTCGGTCCCCTCGACTGTGCGGGCGTCGATCTTCTCGCTTTCCCAAAAGTCCCGCTTCGATCCGTCTACGGCTTCGTAGAAGTACCCGGTGTTGCGCCGACCGTTGCTAAACGCCAGCCAGTACCGGTCCAAGATGTTTTCGGTAAAGAAGCCAGCAGCCACGGACCAAATGCTGTCCGGGATACCGCTGGCCTCGTCGAAAATTACCATCATGCCGTCCATGTTGTGCACACCGGCGTAGGCGTCTGGGTTCTCCTCGGACCACAGCTTACCCTCGGCACCCCAGTACCGGGTGCCTTTGCGCAGGTCACGCTCGACCAGTTCGGTCAACCAGTTGGCCGGGTTTAGGCTCGTGGCCGTGGGTTCCCACCAGTGGGCGTTGATCGCCATCGTGACCCACTTGGTCAACTCACCCCAAGTGACTTTGCGCAACTGGTTCTCGCTGTTAGCCGACACAATCACGCTTGACCCGATCCGAGTACTCAGCATCCACAGGATCAGCCACGACACGAGGGCAGACTTACCCACCCCTCGACCAGACGACACGGCCCTGCGCAGCGCGTCGATTAACTCGTCGTTACTGAGCTTACCCTTGTTCGTGCGAATGAATTCCGTGATCCTGCGCAGCGCCCTACGCTGCCATGTGCGCGGTGCCCTGAAGTGCTCAAGGGGGGTGTTCTTCTGCCCCCAAGGAAACGCGAACAACACAAACGCTTCTGGGTCGTCTTTAAGGGCAGGACTCCAAAGCTGACTCATTAACAACTGTTCTTCTTCAGCCGAGTACCGGGGTTTCTGCATCAGTTCTCCAATCTGGGTGTCACGTCAGTCACCTCACCCTCGATCACCCGGGCTTGGGCCTGCGCCAGCGCCTCAGTGATGGAGATAGTCCCGCCGAGTTCAATTTGTTTGGTCTCGCCGTAGCGTTTTCTGTTGTGCGCACTCATGAGCCACTTGCGCGTGTCGATGCGCAGCTTGTCCCGATTGACCGTATCGGGCGATGACGGATCAACTGACTCCACTCCATCGGCAATCTCAATGATCTCGCCTGCAATGAACTCAGTGCGCATCTCCTGCGCTTCCTTGAACCTCTCGCTGCGTTGGGCATCACGCTTGACCCAGCGCAGGAAGTCCTCGTAACTCACGACCCGATGGTCATCCTCAACGAGTGACTTCAGTGATCTGCCACGGTAGACCTGTTCGATGAAGTTCTCGAACATGTTCTCGTATTGCAGGTGCAGTAACTCCCTTGCCTCTTTCGAGGGGTTGATGGGGGCTGGTTCAGGCACGGACAGCCAGTTTGGAATTTGGGGTTCATCGGTGACAACCGTGCCTACAAACGAAGTGGGTGCTTGTTTCATAGTGCTGTGAATCGTAACACAGTGATTCTGCGGATGCAATGCGGGGATAGTTGACCCATTGGGTTTTTTGATTTTGAAAAAATTTTCACGGGTTTTGTGATGCCTACGTAGCCGGACCATCGGGCTGCTCGGCCCTACCCCCTCCCCCCTGATTCAAATGCACCCACTGGGTCACGGGTTCTGAGCATCGAGGGGTGTACCCAATGGGGCAGAGAACCCCTACACCCAGTGGGTCTACACCATGCACCCAGTGGGTCAAAGGTAACCCAATGGGCCATGACCCAGTGGGCAAACAATGGGGTTTAGGGGTTGACTGTGACAATCCGTCCTCCGCGCCCGCAAGACCCTAGATTTACGACTTTTGAAAAAGGTCTTTTTATTCCAGAATCCCCGATTCTCATACCCCCCGTTTAAGGGCAAACTGTCACACCCTAGTAGGCACAGGGAAAAGGGCTAACCCAGTGGGTTAAATATCTGTTAGAATTTCAATCATGGCAGAGTCGCCATGTAACTGTAAGAGGTCACCATGAACAAAACGATTTACTTGGCAGCACGCCAATCGTGTGGGGGGCTTGAACCATGAACCGCCATCAACTGACCTACATCGACATGTACCCCGAACCCGTCACCAGTGCTGAGCCCTCGGGCTTTGCCATCTGGTGTGGCGCTGCCTGTGCACTGAGTGCCCTGTACCTGTTGACCGTTTTCCTTTTCTCCCTGTAACCCGTAACCGTAAGGATCAATCATGACTATCAAACCTGAAAACTTCACCCGCGCCAAAATTCTTGACGTTAACGAAAACCCTAGATATATCATCCATTTTTTGCACCTGAGCAAAGACGGTGACGCCGCGCCGCATGATATTTCCGGCAAATATGCCGCAGCCGTCAAACGTGCGAACAAGCTGGGCGGCAAAAAATACCATAACAAGCAATACGGGGGCGGCATTATTTTTCAGTCGTACAGCGTTGAGGGGCTTTGTGATGACCTGAACAACGCCATGCGCGGCCCGGTCGTTTGGGCTGAACTGTGGGACGCAATGAAAGAAACCCCTAGCGCGTGGATCGAGACCACGGAAAAAATGTATTGGGACATGCTCGAAGTTTTGCCGCCCGTGCGCATGGATAACCGAAAATTTCTGGTTGGCGAAGCTGACCACCACAATTCAACGGGTGAACCCGTCTACGCTTGCTTTAAGAAACTCGGTTCTAAGTTCTTCGCCCGTCATCTGTCGGTTGCTCAATATGCATACGCTTGACACACTCGAACAGCTTCGCGCCCAATTGGCGCAGGCTGTCAAAGACTGCGAACGCTATCGGCTGTCACCCAGTCAGGTGCGCAATTGCCCATCTGACCTGCAAAACCTTGACGCTGCATGGCGTAAGCGTCAAGCCCTCGAATTTCAAATTAACCAATTGGAGCAATCAAAATGATCGACTTGTCAAAACTTGACCCCTCGGACGCTGAACGCATTGCATACGCTGAAGGCTTCACCGGTGTGGCTACCCTATACGCCCGTCTGAGCGATGCTGAGCACCTAAACAGCGCCCATGAGGATGAAATCGAGAAACTCAAAGAACGCTTACCCGTTCGCTTTTTCATCGTTGACTATGACTTAGAGGAAGGTCCCGACATCGTAGAGGTTGACGAACGGGACTTTTTGAGCGCCGATGGTGCGATCAAGTACGAACGGCACACGATGTTTCAAAACGGTGTCGATCAAATTTGCTTGACAAAGGGGTTTGAGTGATTACCGCCCTTTTAATCGCTGTTGCCGGTGCCGTGTTGGTCCCGGCTGTCTGTAAGTTCCTTGACCTGTAACCCTTGAACCCCCTAGCACCTGACACCCCGTCAGGGGCTTTTTTTGACCCTGACCCTAGGACACCCCCAGCCATGACACAAACCGCCCCCAAACAACCCAAAACCCCCGCTCCCGGCACTGTCGCCGCTCAAGTCTTGCAGACTGTCGAACGCCTGAACCTTGACGAACCCCGGGCCGCTGCTTACTTCGGCGTTCCCGTGTTCACCGTTCGCAAATGGTGCACCGGTGAACGTGAACCCGGCGCAGCCGTGGCCCGTCTGCTCGAAGTGCTGGGACTGGTCGAAGCACTCGCCCCGGCGCTTCATGGTTCTTTTTTGCCGCCCGTGAGCACGACACCCCCGCGCAAACCGGGACGGGTGAAGAAATTGGCTGGAGAAATCGGTCATGTCGAAAAATCCGGTTTGCATGAGTCAACCGATTCAATTGACAATTCGGTCATGTCGAAAAATCCCTTTTGAAGGAGTCAACCATGAACCCGTTCGCACATTTCCACGCCCTGTACGGCGACCTTGGGCTGTCCAAAGATGACGCAGCCCTGCACATATTCCTGTCGGGCTGGAACACGGCTATGTACGAGATGATGCAGCAGGTCAACAAGATGCCCTTCCAGAACGACACACGGGCCAGCTTTGCCGTGTATTTCCAGTTGCAGATGGTTGACGTGGAGGCGATTGAGAAATGAAGCCCTGCACCGACTGCAAACGTGACCGACTGCCCGAAGGTGGGGTGCAGATGTCACCCACTCGATGGATATGCGCCCAGTGTTGGCGAAAATTCTTTACCGGATAGGTAAATAAAAAGGCCCGGTTGATCCGGGCCTTTCTCATTCATCCATGTCCGGGGTGTACCCCTTGACCAGCTTTCGCTCATTCGGTGACAGTGCATAAATCTCGTCACGTTGGCGCTGTTTGGCCCTCAGAATTGCTTTGCGCTGTTTCTCGAACGTGGTCACGATCGCCGGGTTAATCGCCCACTCGGCCACGTGCCTGTGCACCTTCGTCCCGTCATCAAGCCGGATCACGTACCGGGCTTGCTCCAAATCGGTCATGGTGTCAATCACCAGTTGGTCCTTTGCCCAGTCGCTCAGAGTGTCGGGCCACTGCCTACGGGCTGACCGCTTGATCTCGGATAGGGTGATCTTGCCCTGTGTAGCGTGTTGCACGATGTGCTCGGTCAACCACTTGTCGAACTCACGCCCCATGCCCTCATCGAACGCATACCGGTATGCTGGCACAAGGTAAGTTTTCGCAAACTCCACGACCCTCTGGGCCACGTCACCCGACACCTGAGTGCTGAACGGTGTCTCGATGATGTGCCACAGGAGCATGAGCCGACCGACTGTGCCCTCCAGCTTACCAAATGCTGTCATGAACACGGGGCCGCTGTGCAGCAGCACTTCGTCTTGCATCTTCTCGTTGTACCAGTATTGGAACTCCCGGTAGATGGCGAACGCCTCGGGGGACAGCTTGTACACCTGCGCCGGCAGACTGTATGCCAGCCTCATCACGGTGTCCCATGCCGCTGTGTTAACCATGAAGTCGGGCAGGGGCTGACCCACGCCCCAGTTCCGATCCCGCAGCATCACGGGGATGAAGCGTTGCAGCAGACCGTCGGCGGCCAGCGATCGACTGTTTTCCCGAAAGACCTGCGGCTGCACGTTGCCGTAGATGCCCACGGCGAAGTTCTCCGCAAGGATCGACCCAGCGCCTACCCGGTCCATTTTGTAGTAATCGGCCTCATAGGCCACGACCCACGCTGACCGGTCGTCCCCGCTGGCCCTGTCGGTCATCTTGCCGATCCAGCCGTTCATCTCATCAAGCACACACAACAGACCACGAGAGTTGTCCGCTGCGTCACGCACCAGCTTCTGACTGGTCACGTCAGAGGTGACGATCTTCAGCGGTGCAGGGCGCTGGGCCAGATCGGGGACGTTTGGGGCTTGATCGCCACCGAGTAGGGCATCGGGGCTGGCTGACCACTCAAGAAAGGACTTTTTGGCGCTGGTGTATGCCGCCTCCTTACCCTCCCAGTCGAGTGCTGCCTTGCTGTACCTCGGTGTATCCTCGATCTCGATGTGGCGCAGCGTGGTGAACATGGGTTTAGACGCTGGGGACTTCTTGAGGGATGGCTTGCCAATCGTCATGACCCACAGGACCGGGGGCACTTGGTAGCGGGGCATAAGTTCCAGCCGGGAGCGTGAGTCAATGGCCCCGCAGACAGCGGCCAACCCAGCGAACAAAGGGACCAAAGGGTCGCTACCCATCTCGCTCCCTATTTGCAGTGCACGATCTCGCAGCACTGTGGGGAACAGGTCCATGTTCACATCGGGTGCGTTGATGCGAAACCCTTCGAGCAACTGGTCGGGGGTGACCGTGGGAGGCTCCACGGCGCTGAACAACTCGGTGGCGTCAGGCATGGGCCGCTGCCAACCGTGAGACTTGGCGATGTGAAAGAGTGTCCCCAACTTGACAGCCGATGCCTTATCAGGCTTGAAGCTCATCCATTGGTTGACGATTTCACGTTCGCCGGGGTATTTGTCAATCGACTGATGGCTCCACTCGTTCCACAGGTGCAGGGCTTGGTTAAGCTGGTCGGTCTGAGTGCCTGCCCAATGCAGGGCCATGCCGATGCCAACCCACTCGTCACGGGTGCAGTCAGCGGGGACAGCTTCGAGGGCTTGCTTGATCTCCTCCCACGATGCGTCAATCGTGCTGTCGGTGGCGATCGTGCGCTCCTTGTCCTGCGCCAGCATCCCATTCCACAGGTCGAGCAGGGGCTGAGGGATGACTGGGATGCGGGTCCAGTGGCCGTGACCTGCCCACTGGTACGGCTGGCGTGTCTCGGGGTGTATCGATGGGGGCAGCACGTCCTGCACCGTGACGCCGCTGACTGTGGCGCAGCGCAGTTCGTATGCCGTGATGCCGCCGTGCATGATCTTTTTGGAGGGCAGCGCAGCGCCGAAGGGCATCGTGTACAGCAGCTTGCCGTGACCCGGCTTGCCTGAGTTAATGACCACGGCATCGGGTGCATCGTAGAGGGCTTGGAGGTCCACGCCATGCTCGGCCAGCAGGCTGGTGGTCACGGTCCAATTGTCGATGTCAAGGGCCATCGTGCCGCTGTACGCATGGGCCAAGCCGATGCCGTAGCCAAGGGGCAGGTCACCTTGAGACTTGAGGGCGTTCTGTTTGAGGTTCCAGCCGGGGGTGCGTGGCCCCTTGGTGTTGGCTGGGATCGGGACAAGGCTGAACCCGTGTCTGATGTACGCATCGACTGATGCGGGGTGCTGTTGCACAGTCTGGGGTGCTGTCATAGAATGACCTCGTTGGTGATTGCAGTTGCCGACACTTTGTTCATTGAGCTTCTCCTTTAAAGCCCCGGTCTCACCACCGGGGCTTTTCTTTTTGCAAAAATAATTTCAAACCAGTTGCACAATAGTATCACGGTCGTGCTACACTGCGTCATCGGTCAAGGAAATTATTTATGACACACCCACCAAAATCTGCGTTCATGACTGTCCGAGTGACAGACGCGACACGCGCCCAGTTTCACGCCAAGGCACGGAAGATCGGGACACCGAGCGAAGTGCATCGTGAAATCGTTGAGGCTT